TGATGTTAGCAATAACAGCACCAATTCCTTCAAGTCCATTACTATCACATTCATAATTTTCAAAGAAATCTTCTAAATCATATTCCTTTTCAGTATAATCAAGTATTTCTTCATACAGTTCTTTTTCTCCATCTGTCTTACAAAATGCTTCTTTATGATTTTTGATAAAATCAATTAATTTTCCCTCATCACAATCACAATTGAATCCAAATCCATATACAAAACTACTTCTCATACTCATAATATTCACCATTTCCTTTCCATTCTTCCAAAGAAACTCTTGTTTCTTTGCCTAGTTTCTTTCATATTTATAATAGCTTCCGAACCATACAAGTTTTGGATTCATAATCGTACCAACATTTTCTTTAACCTGACCACTATCGTTAAATCCTTTCTCGGTCATTTGCTCTGCATGTTTATTACGTTCCTCTTCTGAATCATAATGGTACTGTTCTATCACTTCTGTATAAGAAGTATGAACTCCATTTTCATATGAATGTTTCTTAATAATACTTTCTTTTACAATCTGCATATTCATCACTCCTTTACTTCTACATTTAATGTAATCTCATACTGTTCACCTTCAACCAACCGTTCATTTAACACTTCTGTTTCTAAGGGATAATTCATATCATCAATAGAAACTCCATTCTTATCTACAAAATCATAAACTCCATCTGCCTTATTCCAAAAATCTCTTAATGTTTTTGCCATAATTCATCACTCCATTTCATACTTTGCATTCTCTATATTCTTTTTCAGTTAATAGTCCTTCATCACACATATCTTCAAGCGTTCTATATACAGCATTAGCTCTCCAACTCGCATATGAGAAACCATCAAACTCTCCGATAAGTGCATCTCTGTTTTCTTCACTTTGTTTTTGTAATTTTTCTGCTAATATGGAGTTACGAAAGAAATATGCTTTATACATAGCTGCTTTAATTCTAAGATTCTCAACTTCATATTCTTGAGAAACTAATTTCTCTTGAGCTTCTAATAACTGTAACCCCATATTCCCTAATGGGCTTCTTTCAATTCTGTTTCCAAAATAAGTATAATTCATATCTCATCACTCCACTTCTATATTAATTCATCAACTTCAACTACATCAGGATTATCATTAAACCATGAATCATTCTCTGCAATTTCCTTTAACTCAATAAAATCTCTTTCAGAATCAAAGCAATCGTTGTGTTTCAAATAAGCTACTTTCACCTTTTCTCTTGCATCTTCATATGACTCTGCCTTTACAATTCCAACAGCCAATTCTTCAATTCTGTATGCATATAAGTTTGTAATATCTAACATATTAAGCACTCCTTTCCGCACTACAGAAGAAATCATCTTCTGTGAAACTATATCCATCATAGTGTTCATAAATAAATTCATCACTAACATATTCATCAATACTTGCAATCATTTCATATGACGGCTCATTGATATTAACTCCCATCACTTCTGCAAAAGTACCTTCATTTACAAGTTCTGAATAATATGCCTGTTTCAGTTCGTGTAACTGATCTCTATTTAATTCTTTTACTGTCATAATTTGTCACTCCGTCCTTCCTAAATAACAAATCTAATAATTCCGTTTCCATTAGGTAAATTCATAAATTCACCTATACCTCCATGATATAATTTCCGTGCTTCTGTTCTTGTATAACCACATCCATCACACCAGTCTGAACAAAAATCTTCCCAATCTAAATACCATGCACAAATTTCTGCTTTTATATTGTATCTATTTGCATGAGATTCTATTTTCTGCTTGATTTTATCTGTAAGTTTTATGTATCGACTTAAATATTCTTCGCTTTTCTTATCCATAAAATCACTCTCCAATCTCAAATAATTCATCGCCAGAAAAATCGTTCATATCTTGTAATACAGCATGAGCAAATTCTTTTGCGTAGTCATTCCATAATAATTCTTGTAATTCTTCTGGATTAGTCACTTCTTTTAATTTATAGTCTCTTAACTCATAATCATGGACAAATTTCTTAATCAGATTTTTCATTCTATACTCATAATTTTCTTCTATTGTCGGTATACACATAATCATCAACCATCCTTTCTCTCATATAAACATATCTCTTCTGGATATGCAGCAATTTTATCTCCGTTCTCAAACTGAATGTGCCACATAGGTAAGCATTCAAGATCAGCTCCATTTTCTTTATCTTCTGTAATTTCTTTTACTCTACCAAGTACAGTGAATTTCATTCCTAAATACTTCTTTTCCCCTGTATATGGAGTACCAAAAGTATCTGCAAATCCAATGTGCTCATATAATTCAAAACAATCATTTACAAAATTTCTTTCTTCACTTTCCGTCAAATCATCCCTTGTTATATATGGATTATCAAATCCATATGCTTTATGTAATTCTTTAAAATTTTTATACATATCCAATCACTCCAATCTTATTTTGAAATTGCTATTTCTTATGTTCTAAGGTTCTTCGTCATCTGCGTTTAACCAGTCCATATATAATGCGGTTGCATCATATTCGTCCTCTGTTAAATAACTGTAACTTTCCAAAAATTCTTCTTTTGTAAGGATTTTAAAATCTGCCATTTTAGGAATATCTGTTATAAATGTCTTGTTCATATCAAAATCAATGTCAAAACTAGCTCGACATTCAGAATGATATGTATAAAATCCTTCGAGGTTATTTTCATCATGTTTTAATCTATACAAATCAAATTCTTTTCCGCAATTAGGACACTTTATTTTCATTTCCATCACTCCAATCTATGCTTCATAATCAAATTCGCTTAATCCACCACTTGCAGATACATATTCTGCTACATCTGGAACAAATATCATAAGATTATCAGGATATTTTCTTTCATCCTTAATTGCAAAATATCCTCTTTCTTTTACGCCATCATTTTCAAAGTAATAACCAAAAATCATTTCTATTAAATTTTTCATTGATGTTTCTGGTTCGTATTTCTGTTCTCTGATCCATGCAGCCATGTAATCACAATCGCACCATTTCTCTTTTGGATATTTACTATAATCTTTTTCTTCTGTCCATTCTCCTGTCCACTGATCTACCATAAAATCATACCTCCTCAATCTCAATACAGAAATCATCAGGATCATATTCACTGCCTTCAATGTCCCAATCTCTCATGTATTCTTCTTTTGCGTTATTGGCTTCTTCTTCAGCTTCACCATAGGAATCAAATAATCCCCACTCAAAATCGGAGCTGTCTCTTAACTGACCGCCATCATAACTAATAATATATTTGAACATTTCAATCACTCTCCCTTACAATTTTTTAAATAATCAGCTTTCTGTTTTTTATATTCTGCTTCAATTTTATCTAGTCTTTTCTGTTCTTCATCGCACTCTTCTTGTGATTCAAATACATCATAGTAATGTGTATCTCCATCCCAACGACATCGCACAATTTTATCTTTCTCTTCGTCTGTTAAGTGATAAACTCTGTACATTCTAATCACTCTCCTTTATACTTCGTTTCCGTCTTTATCTGTTATAAAAGCGACTTCTGATAAATAAATACTTTCAAAAGCTTGATTTTCATATTCGCCAGTTCCATTCTTCGCCATTTTCTTTGCCTCTTCTAAAGAAGTTGCTTCAATCGTTTGATCGACTTGTGCAGTATAAGTTACTCTATATTTTTCCTTAATGCCTTTCGCTTTCTTGTATCTTGCATAATTTGCCTTATATTCAGCGGAATCTGGTGTGATTTCCTGAATAATATTGTTACCACTCATTCCATATTCTTCCATTACCACATAGATAATACCCGTTCTTAAATCATAATAGCTTTGTGTTTCACCATAATCTTCATATTGATCATATCTTGGATTCATAAAAATACCATCAGCTAAAATACTCATAATTTTTCCTCACTTTCTTTTCAAGAAACAGTTCTTTCCTTTGGTTTAAGCAACCTCTTTTATTTCCTTTATTGTTTCTTTCCAACAGCTACCAATCAATCCATAAACTTCATCAATGTCATATCCATGCATTTTACATCCCTCGACACAAAAGACTGCGTATTTAATAGGTAGTTTTACATCTTTATCCAACTCTATTTCTAATACAGAACCACCGCCAGACCAAGGATCATATAATCCGCACATAGTTTCCTTTCCAAGAACCATGTAAGATTTTGAAT